CATCTTTGGTCCATAGTTGACCTGTGTTGTTTGCTACAAACAACCAACCTAATACACCGGAGCACATTAAGAACCCGGTCATCAACTTACCTAGTGCAATAAGCAAAATACCTAAGCCACCAAATACTACTGCGTACATAATCCAAATAGCGTCTAGTTTCATTGTCTTTCCTTTGTGTTTGTTTAACTTATACTAATAATATAAGGCAAGAACTCATACTTCGCAACCTAGCAAAAGTAGAATTTACGATATAAAAAGTATGGGTTTAGAGATTTTCTTCCATATGCTGGATAAAATTATCCCAGTCTCTGCCGTACATTTTGTAAAATATACGATCTTCTGCACTGAATAACACTAACCAATTCTTGTCAAAGAAGTAAGGATACTGCATATATTTGTCCATTAGTAGTCTGATACGTGGAGTAATTTTTATTTTAGGTAGTTTGAAATCTTCTCGTTCGATGTCCATACTACAAATAACATGAAGGCCCAGCTTGGTTAAGCTGAGCCCTGTGTCATGTCTATAATTTTTAAACAAATCTTTGATAGTGGTTTGCGGACGAGTACGCTGTGCATGCTCTAGTATTTGGTTATACCATTCCTTGTTCACCATCATCTTCTACAATTGTTTCGCCATTTAATAGTTTTACTACTGTAAACTGATTCGTTTTGAACAGTTTGTTTAGTCGATTTGCTAAGTTAAAAGCATGCCCGCTATTGCTAAAACTTACTTTTTTATACTTGGGGCCAGGGAAGTTTACTAAGGCATTTAGGCTACGCAAGTTAATAGGTTTGTTCTCATAATACACAGCATAGATTGCTCCGGCTGCTAGTATCTGCTCACTACGGTAACTTTTAGGGTCCGTGAATTCCATTAGTATTTTTGGTTTAGGTCTTGCCATATCATTCTCTACTGCTTTAATGTATTTAGTTAAAACAGTATAGAATACTACAGTAACAAGATCATTCTGGGTTCATGTTTATACACATGGCTTGTTGTTCTGGTTTGAAGTAGCCGCCACCCTTGCCATGATATTCACTTAGAGTTTCTCTTGCATTAAAACACTCTATCATATTGGTATGGGTACTAACTAATTCTACATATGGTGTTGCTTCATAGAAGTATATAAAAACTAATGTCCACATTATGGAATCACTTTAGAATCACGTGGCTCTACTTGAGGTTTTGGTTTATATGCTTGAGATTCAGGTTTGGGTTTTGGCGGAGCAGGGATATTGATTCTAGGTCCGCTGTAAGGTTCAAACTCTTTACCACTTGCTACCATGCATCCAGTACCGTCTCCGTACAGTGTGATCAGACTCCATGTACCAGTATCCTGATTAACAAACATCATCGCACTACCAGCATACCCTTGATCATCTATAGAAGAAAATTGTATACTCATTCCTTTGAATAATGGTTGTTCTTTATATTTTCCCACTACCGTATTTGTCATTGATATAACACTGTCACACGCTTGCTTACTATAAAATGTTTTTGCAGATGTGTTAGGAGTCTCCTGCTGAGCCAATGCCATTGTTGGAAGTAGTAGTGCTAAACTTATTAGTTTTTTCATCTTCTTTTATCCTACGTTTCATAGCAAGATACATATCCGCCTCATTGGTATAAGGACCTATATAAGGATATCCTTGCAGTGTTTTTAGTCTCGGACAAAAGCTAGGCCTCCATCCATGAGGAAACAATATCCCCCAGTAACCAGCCGCAAAATGTTGTGTACTTGTGGCGGTTTTAGTGTATACCGGCACTGTATCTTGTAGCTGTTCGTTGTATACAGTACCAATGTTAGTAGGATAGCCATTGGAACGTGTATTAATAGTCTTTTTAATTGTTTTATGTTCTAATACAAAATTATCTAGATTATCCAGTGTAGTTACTGTACCGCTATTGTTTTCGTAAAAGACATATCCAGTTGCAGTATTACGCAATGTGCCTACTTTAGTGCCTTTGCGTTCTACAATCCAAAAGTTGTCTTTTACGACTTCGCTAGCTTTGTATTTATTCATATCAATATGCGCTGTTTAGGTATTCACTGTGTGCTTCAGCATTATCGCTGAGACGTTGTAAGTCATGCAAACCACAGAACCTCATAAAGTGTACACCTACCATACTAGCGGGTGTCTTCTGCACTTGCTCAGTAATAGCAGTGTCTAATACTTGTTTAATATCATCAGGCTGTGCAGTTAAATCAATCAATGTAACGTTGCGTTGATAATCATCTAGCACACGATGTTCGTCTCCATTATGATCTGCCCAACGTTGTAGCATCATGTTATTCCAGTTAAAGCCTTTAGAGTCTCTATCAGCGAATGCTTCTAGTAGACCTACTTTGTTCTTAGTACCTTTCTTACGCACACCAGGAAATGCACTAAACACATTATCACTGCTATCGCCTCGCATACACTTTTCAAATAGCAACCATTTAGGATCGCCAATTTGTTTTTGCTCTTTTGTTTTGTTGTCAATTACAGGCTTGCCTTTGTCGTTTACAATACCATCTAGTCTAATGTGTTGATTAGTAATGCCATTGTATTGTGTAACTTTGTCTGTGAGCAACTGATAAAAGTCGCTGTCACTGCTTACAATCACATGTTCGTCATCGGGATGATTCTGTATCCAACGTGCAATAAAGTCATCTGCTTCACACTGTTTGTGTTGCAGTACTGTGCAGTTAGTTTTATTATCTAAGAACGTTTTCAGTTCATCAAATGCAGCCCAGTAAGCCTGATCTTCTTCAGCTTCTTTAGGTGTAAGTGCATCACGAGCTACTTTGCGATTTGCTTTGTATGGCTCATAAAAGTCTTTGCGCCAGCTGCGTCCTTCTAAACAGAACACCACGTGATCGCCGCCAAAGTCTCGGTAGCTTTTAAGAATACTTGCAAACATAATATGATAAGCCATGCCTATCTTAACTTCAATACTATCGCCTCGTACTACGTGCCTTGCACGAAAAAACATGTTTGCTGTGTCTACTAGAATATATTTCATTGTCTGTCCTTGATTACTAACTCATACTATAGTAGCAATAATCGTACACAATGTCAAGAAGTTTTTGGAGCGGGCGAGGGGAATCGAACCCCTATCTTCAGATTGGAAATCTGTAATAATACCATTATACTACGCCCGCTTGGCAAAGGTGAGGAGAATCGAACTCCTGCTTCTGGTTTTGGAGACCAGCGTGATACCATTTCACCACACCCTCATAAAAAAGCCCCCTGTATTTCTACAGAGGGCCATGTCTAAAATAACTTTTACGTCACACTAGAACATGCCCTCCTTAGAGCACCAACCATAATTGTTTGTTCCGACTGTGTGTAACATTTTAAGTTCCTTTGTTGTTATTAACTATAATATACTATGTTTATTTATACTTGTCAACCTTTTATGACCTACAGATCATATTTTATTGTTATGACCTACAGATCATATTTTATTGGCTCCAGCGGCAGGATTCGAACCATGCACGATTAAATACTTTGCGAGTTATCAATCAACGGATAAACAGTCCGTCGTGTCTACCATTTCCACCACGCTGGAATAAACTTTATGCCGCTTTGGCTAGTGCATTTATTTTTTCTAGCGCAGGTATCATACGTGTAATACCAATGCCGCCGCCTACTCTTTGGAAGAAGTCAAACTTGAGAAACTCTTCTAGTTCTGCTTCTACACGTTCTTTGCCAAACAGTTTGTATAATAACTGTGCATACTCGCCGTCTACAATACTGTGGAATGTATCACGCATCATATCAACATCACAACTACGTTCTGCACTTCCGATAGTTTCCATACCACCTAAGATGACGTCCATCTTTTTAGCAGTGTTGCCATCATCGTTACGTGCCATGTTCCAGAAAGGGCTTGTTAGTTCAGGGAAGTCTGTAATCAAACAACTGCCGAAGTTTGCATCCATTGCTAACTCATGTTGTGCATCCATTTCGGTATCTGCACTTACACCCCAATGCTGTTGCCATTCTCTGTAAGTTTTTTCTGTTAGTGGGTCAAAGCCTAAGTATTCACATAGTTCATACTCCATTGCTTTAAGGTCGTTAACATCGCCCGGCATCTCAAACTCAAACATTGGAAAGATAATATCATGTCTACCTGGTATAGCATTTGGTTCTTGTCTATAACTTGTGCTTACACAAAAGAAGCCTTTTGAATCTGGTTTGCTGAGTAGTTCATGTTCTAACCACATCTGGCCTGTTTGTGGTAAAGGCCAAACATTACCTGCGTAATTATAAGTTGCTACATTGAATGGATCTTCACATGCGGCAAGTATGCTTAGTCTATTTTGGGTGTGGACTTCTAAGAATCCTTTGTCCAAAAAAAATGACCTTAAAAGGCCAACTGTGTCTGTAAATTTTTGTGGGTTTATGAGTTGTGTCATTTTTTTTCCTTTTTTCAACCTAAAAAAATTTAGCTCAAAAAAAATTGAGCTAAAGTTATATCATTATGTCATCGAATTATTTATCATCTATTCTTCGATCATACGCTTTTCCATACTTTCTTTAACATCTAAAACAGTATCGTTTTTAATGATATTAATGATGGTTTCGTTTAGTCCAATCTCACGTCTGAGCCAATACATTTTCTGTTGTAGCTTTTCTAGTTCTTCTTCGTAAAATTGTAGTTCTTTCTCTTTGCGAACTTTTTGTTCGATTATATCAGTAAGTAGTATTAATTTAGGTTGTTCATTCATGTGTGTACCGTTACTCTTTGACTTCTCCCATGCGCTACGCCGTCTGCTCCATAACTAGCAGCAAACCCATCGGGTTTGAGTTTTGGCTCTACACCTGTCATGCCTAACACATATCCAGCGGCTTCTTTTGCTGCACAGTAGCTACCATGCTGTGGATCTGTATTAATATCTAGATGTATTTCGCTTTCGAATTCGTCGATAAAAGGGATTAACTGTAAATATGCATCGCAAACTTTAAATGCTTCGTTCATAAGACGCATACGTGGTCTATGTTGCTTACTATCGTAATCAATTAGTGTATCTTCTGCACTAAACAAACGGCATCCATTATTGCCATTTTTATGTACAATTACTACTGTAGCGTAACGTGCATACCACACGTCATTTTTAATTACACGAACACTATCGCATCCAAAGTAAATTTTAGTATCGCTGTTTAAGGTAGTAAGTAAGTGAATTAATTCTTTAACTTGATCTTCACTGAACATCCTTTGATCCCGATTCTTGATCAAGGATGATACTACGACATAAGTCATTGAACCATAAGTCGACAATTGCTTCTGGGTTAGCGCCAGCATAGCCAGCTTCTCCTAGCAGACCAACAAAGTCATCATTCCAATCTAGTTCAAAATAACCTTGTGTGGGATTGTCTTTATCGAAGTGTACTTCTACTACTTTGACCCATGGGCCTTTGGCATTTTCTTTAGTGTCTACTTCTTTACTTTTATTAAAAATGTTTTTAAGTTTATCTAACATATTTACTTTCTCTATATCTATTTAGCGGGCATAGTAAACAATGCTCTCACGTCATGTGGCTCATCGCCTTGGATAGGTTTACGTGCAAAGATACACCATTTGTATGCAAACATTGTTTGATTACTTGTGCAAAACTCTCTGAAGCTAGTACCTGTAGTATATACATCATCCACGACCATCCAAGGATGGTCACCGGGTGTCACATACTTTTCCATAGCATACTGTAGTGGCAAGCCGCCACGTGGAATGCCAACTACCTTACTAAAAGGTTCTGTTTGATAGTCCATGATCATACGTGCTACCCCGTCCCACCATTCTGGGCGCATAGCATCGCACTCTATCTTCCAGGCCAATTTGTTTCCTGCATGACTAATAAAGTCACCTACTTCAAATAAGTTTGCACTTGTTTTGTATGCCATTAATTCCCTTTCTAACTCTTCAATATAATCTGCTGCCTGCCAAGCAAAGTGATCTGTGCATCTTGTCTTCCACTCTTCGCCTGCTTGATTTCTTAATTTTACAACCCATTCACTTTTTTGTTGTCTTGGTATAATATCTGTATACACCTTATCAACTACATCATGTTCGTTTTCTTCTAATTCAAATCCATGTGTATTGTGTTGCATTACCATCCAATCTTTTCCCAAGGTACATCTTTGTCGCCAAAGTGTCCGTATGTACAATTTTCACTGTACTTATTAAAGTTAAACAAGTCAAATCTGTCAATAATTCCTTTTGGAGTTAAATCAATCTCACGTTCAATAAACTTAGCAATACTAGCATTGTGTCCGTTTGAATCAACATAGATACTTGTGGGCTCTTTAACACCAATAGCATAACTTAGCTGGATATTACACCAGTCCGCCATATTATCTGCTACAACATTTTTAGCAAGCCAACGAGCCACATAGGCTGCAGAGCGGTCGACTTTAGTAGGATCCTTACCACTAAAAGCGCCGCCACCATGAGGAGCGAAACCGCCATAAGTGTCCACGATAATCTTTCTTCCTGTGACACCAGCATCACCGTCAGGACCACCAATAACAAAATTACCTGTAGGATTAAGATGCCATATAGTGTTGTCATCCACTAAATCTCCAAGTTCTTCCATTGCTGAAAGTTTACACAAATGCCTTGCTTCTTCCACATTGCCTTGTGTATGTTGTGTACTTATCACAACTTGGTCCACACGTTTGATTACACCATCACGTCTGGCACCATAGTACTCTACGCTTACTTGACTCTTGGCATCTGGACCTAGTATAGCACCACGTTTGCTTTTCAAGTTCTTTAGAATCTCGTGACTGTAATGAATAGGTGCTGGCATCATACTGTCTGTATGATTACAAGCATATCCAAACATAATGCCTTGATCGCCTGCACCAAAGTTGTCTGTGCCTAGTGCAATGTCTGCACTTTGTGAATGGATTTCATTGTAGATGTTTAGTTTATCCCAATGAAACCCTTCTTGTTCATAACCAATCTCTTTAACTTTGTCACGCACGATTTGTTTAACTTTGTCCTTAGTGACATTAAAGTTTTTTACTTCGCCCGCCAATGTTACATGATTGGTGGTTACAAGTGTTTC